CACATTCCCATAGCCACATAAGATCATGCTTTGCATTGTGCATAATTAGTAGGGTTGTTTCGTTTAAGATCTGTTGTATTACCTCTCTTCCATTACCAGATACATCTTTACGCTCATCATGTTCTAGTGTGATGATGTGTGTTTGCTCTGGGTCATCCACGTTCTGCATACCTACTTGTACCAGATAATTTCCTGGCTCAAAGGGGTCCATGTGAATAGCCTTATTTACTTTCTTAGATGTGTTCTCAACGTCAAGCACAAGCCTCATGATGTATACAAACCTCTCTCATGATCTAACTCACATGTTATTAAACCATGCCAACCTGTAATCTTATTCTTAGCCACATTCAAGTTACGCACAGGGCTTTCCTCTTCTCCTTCTGCCTGTGGGTTCTTCGATAGTAGTATCATCAGGTCAGCTTCCGCTGCTTTACCTGTCTTACTACCCTCCATCATAGACATATCAACAACACGCTTACCTTCTGCATCAGCCGATAGCTGAGACATCCATACTACACAACACTTATATTTCTTTGCTATGTTTCTTGCGTGTATTGCTGCCTCTTTAAGGTACACATCTGACTTATCACTTACCTTCTTGGCAAACTTATCACCCATGTCTAGCATGATTATGTCAGGGCTTTCACTCTTGGCAACCATCTCAACGTAGTCCATGTCCATGCCACTACATTCTTTGAAGTCTATATTATCCTTGACCTCTGAGTATCTTTTAGCAGCAAGCACAGGGTTCTCTGCAATCTCTTTAACAGTCATGTCAGTTGCTGCAGATATGTACCGTGCCACTACACGTTCATAACTTTCTTCATTAAGTAATGAGATACACTTAGCTCCCTGCCTTGCCCAACCATCAGGGCCAGCTACAATACTGGCGGCGAAGGATGTCTTACCTGTGTTGGGTCTTGCACCAACCACTAACAGGTGACCACCGTTGACACCCTCCACTCGCCTACGTAAAGATGGAATGTTAAACTTCCACTGCGTTTCAAGGGAGACTGCTTGAAGTATGTGGTCTAGTTCTTTATTCTCAAACTTTACACGTCTAGTTGGAGTGAAGTTATCTTCATACCTCTCCAACAATTGCCTTAAGTCTTCTAGGTTTGTCTTAGTACCATTGACATAATCAAAACCTAAGTTTGCTATCTTCTCTCCTACATACTGTTGAAACATACGTGACACAGTTTGATGTGCAATGTCTTGCTTAAGTGTTTCAGCCTTCTCTAACTTAGAAAAGATGTCAGCATATATTGCTTTGTTAGATGTGGTCATACTACTATTCTGTATGTAAAACAAAGCTTGTAAATCTACAACAGATATATCGCCATCGTGTTCATCCATAGCAGAATCTAAAGCAGCTTTAATCTTTCTTGTATCCTTTGTGAATATTTCTTGTGGGCATTTGCCACCTCTGTTCTCCTCAAAGAACTCCCTATTCATCAATGTTTTTATAAGGGATAGTTCCATCATCATGTGTCTCTCTCTTTGTTAATCACTCTTCATTCAAACAAAACTCACACCAAGTATTAGGCGTAGGACATCCACAACTTACGCATAGATTAAACCCTACTGTGTTGTAAGCTTCTTTCTCTTTGGCTCTCTGTCTTTCTTCCTTAGTCATAGGGCGTATCTCTTTCAGTGGGATACCGAATGTGTACTTACCTGTCATGTAAGATCCTCCGTTTTATCCTGGCTATCCCATGACCCTTTAGAAGATACTGGTGGATTGTTCTCTCCATAGTTTCCGTACTCATCAAACCTCTCATCTTTATTATACCTAATATGATCCTCTATGAAGTCATACACTACACCCATGTCTAACTTTGCTGCTGCACAATAAAGTACCAGCTTCAAGCCTTCCTCTGTAAGTAACCCACGGGCATGTGCATCCATGTGAAACTTAAATGTTGCACCACCGTCTTCGTGTTCTTCTACGGTTTCGACACCAATGATACCTGCGTCTTTACTCATCATTCTTCTCCTTTACCCAAACTTATATTCTGTCAAGCCATCTGTCAATGCTGCCCAAGATACAGGGAATAGCTTACGCATTCTGTCACTGATTTGTGTAGCAACTTCTCTTGTCTCTGCTTGTGTATCAGAGGCACAACGCAGGTTACACATATCGGCAAAGGCATCAAGACTACCTGACCAGTACCACTCAGTCATCATTGACTGTGGTAGCACCATACGGGCTTGTTCTGGGCATACACCATGATTAAGTAAATCATTGTATGCAATAAGACATGCCCAGTTAGTATCACCCCATTCGCCTACATCAACAACACCTTCACTACCCTGTTTTTTGTCAGCACTACGTCCTCTCCATGTCTTAGGCTCATAGAACTCAGGTTCACTGTCCACATACCTACGGCTGATTTCATTCCAACGTAGGAACTTATGTTTGACCAACTGCCTAGCCACAAAAATGGGAGCCTTGACATGGAAGCTGGCAAAGCAATGACCAAAGGGTGACATGTGTTTGTGCTTAGCTAGGTAACTAATAAGTCTGTCATCTGTTGGCTTGGTGTACATGCGGTCTATCTTCTTACCAAAGCTTACTCGTGCTGCATTTACAACTGACATGTCGCAGCCCATGTGATCTATTAGTGTTGCCTTAATCATTAGTATTCCTCTTCACGTAAGCTAAAGCTTTCTCTAATCCCTCTGCATTGTCTCCAAGCTTACCAATGCCAGTGTTACAGTTAGTACAGAGGTAGCCTCTATATAGTTTTGTTTCTGCACAGTGATCCATATTTAATGTTTCGTTCTCCTGTACTTCTTTACCACAACAGTCACACACTCTGTCTTTAGGCGGTGGTGAATTTCTTTTTATCTCCTCAGTTTCAATTCTTTTATTCCTTTCGCATACTCTACAGGCTGTCCTGTAAAATGGTTTACCTTTACTTGAATGTCTATCAATAGCAAAGTAAGCATGAGTCATGGGTTTCTTGATACCACACATTCTACATTCCTTGACTTCACCCTCAGGGTATTTATCCTCAAGTGAGAAGAGATCTAGCTGCATAACTCTTTAACCTTCTGTATGTCCTCAGACTTTCTGTACTTTAGATCATCGTCTAACTTAATAGCGACAGTAGGTAACCCTGTCCATGCCTCTATCTCTCTCTTATACTGTAACGTCTTATACATTGCATCTGGATCAAGTGCAACCCCTACCTTAGTCATTTCACCCAACTTACCCATCTGTTTATCCGTCAGGCTAGTACCTAGTATAGCCATAGCACTAAGTCCTGGTACTTCTTGATTAACTATTATAGCCGATAGTATATCTTCTACTATCACAATGGATGTAGTACTACCTATTAAGTAATAGTCTGCTACACCTGTGTATCGCAGCCACTTAGGTACACGGGTAAGTCCTACTGCCCTACCTATAGCATCTATAATCCTACCCTTATAGAATATAGGAAACACAACACGATCCTGAACAATGTCATACATAAGAAGGTCAGGCTGTATGTTCCATTTGTTTATAAACTTCCAAAACTTTTTATGTTCCTCTCTAGGTTTTACTAAGTGCTCTGGTATCTCCATAGTCTGTGGTTCATCTGGTTCTACTGGTTGTACCTTTGATAGGCGCATACTTATTTCCGCTGCACACATATCTGTGAAGTACATACCAGACACAGTACATGATAGCTTATAGCAATTGTATATGATAGAGCCACCATCATTGTATGCAGTAAAGGTATTCTTAGACCTACAAACAGGGCAGTTCATCCTTGCACTTTGCCTATCACGTAAGTCTAAGCTGTCTACAAAATCTCTAATCCGCATCTCTATTACGTGCCTCCAATACTCTTGATGCACCTGAGAATGTATTTACCATGTAAGGCTTTACACTTTGTGGGCTATTGTGTCCACTCACCTGCATGATACCAGCAAGATCCGCACCTGCTTCTATCATTTCAGTGATAGCTGTACGCCTCAAGTCCATGGCTGTAAGTTCAAGTGGTAGATTAGCTTCCCTCAATATGTCATTGATAAGTATAGATACTTCTACTTTCTGGTAAGGTGTGTATGCTCCTGCCTGTGGCTTAACTCTAGGTGCAACATAATCCTGGAACCCAAAGTCATCCCTCTGTAGCTTTAACATCTGTGTCAGTCCGTCAGAGATAGGCAGGTGTACTTCTGCGTGTCGTTTACTTTGTTCCATATCAATGCGCTGGGCATCTAAGTCTAAGCAGTCCCAAGTTAATAGCCTCATGTCTCCGACACGTTGCGCCCACTCGTATGCCATCTGTACAATCAACCCAGCGCTGCGCCACTTGTAATTACTGTAAGCTGTAGACAGAAATGTTTTTACTTGATCTCTTGTCCATCTTACTTTACGCACAGAGTTTTGCTTTCTATCTAGCAGACTTATGGGGTTGCTGTCTGTTATCATATGCTGAAGTGCCACCCTCCAAACAACTGACAGTGATGCAGCACGAGCGTTAGCAGTACGAACACCAGCGTCTAGCCATTTGTTGTACGCTTCAGTGACATGCTTTATGTTTACTTTTCCTATCTGCATGTCACCAAATCTTGTAGCACCAACCCAAGTGTTTAAAGCGTGGTCTAGCTGGTACATGTAGTCATTCTGTGTTGATGACTTAAGTGTTTTAAACTTAGGTGTAGTGTAGTAAAACTCTACTACGTCATCAAGCTTAGCCTTTTTATTCACCACTTTCTCCTTGTCTTCCAGTATACCCAACTCTCTAAGCAATGCTCACGTCCTACTATAAAGTCTATCAGCTTTACTATGTTTAACTTTCCTTTCCTTCTCCATTCGTAGTTTCTCGCGCTGAATGTCTGATTGTTTGCGCCTCCTAAGATTACGTTTAACAGTACGCTCATTGCTGTCAGTACTCTGAAAAGGTACAGACGTAAGGGGTTTGTTCTCTCTGTTACCTTCTCCTTCATAGTCATTCATAAATCCTCACCCCAAAAGTAAATCAGTAAGTAGGCAAACGCAGCTACATAACAGATTGTAATAAACATAGGTAGTGCATACATCAGAATGTAGGATACCAGAGTTCACCATTATTAATCATACGCTTGATGTGCTCAAGCTCAACCTTAACTGAGTCGGCACGTTCAAATTCACCAAGCCACTCTGCATCGTCAATCTCTTTCTGCAGATCAGTGTGATACTGGTTGATAGGTAATACGTCATGCATCTTTATTTCTCCTTTAGTGTCCATAGTTACAGCCAATGCGCCAGATGTCGCCTGACCTGGATTTAGTCCACCACTGTGCCTCACCACAGCAGCCGTTGTTTGTAGCTTTCTTGTATGCTCCTATGTGTAGCCCATCCTTCCAACGATAGGCTCTGTAGTTGTCAGCATACTCTAGTTCTGCCTTGTTGATCTCGTATAGTAGATCTTCCCACACATCAGCAGGTACTCTCTCGAAACCCTTACGCTTCCAGCTTTTGCAGTCAATACCTTTTGCTGCTAGTGCTTCAGTCCACTTACTCATTTGGTTACCTTTCTCTTTAGCCAACGTAGTGCCACAAGTGTCACGGCACATTGCAGGTATATCATAAACATACCTATGGTGTCAATATTCTTTTTGTCTACTCCAAGTGTAACAAGTAGACCTGCTGTAACAATCATGAGAATGTATGTACCCATAGGTATAGTTAGTATATACATTATGTAGTCTCCTCTAATTCTAGAACTCTCTTGTGTGCCAAACGAATAAGTTCTACGTTATGCTGTATCTCTTTTTCTAGTTCAGCTATTCTCTCCCTTGCTTGGCGTATCTCATGCTGAGCAAGTTCTATTTCACCACATGTACTCATACTGTCTCCATGTGATGTCTGTTTGCGTATGTGTGTACGGCGTGGCAATTAGCACAAAGCACCTCACACTTTTCTATCTCTGTATGTATGTGTGCCATTACACCTTTCTTTACAAGTTCTGATACGCTTTTTGTTTTAGTATCAGGGTCAATATGATTTAGGTGTAACGCTGTTGGGTGTTCAGCATATCCACAGCGACTACATCCCTGCATCATCTTGTAGAGATCCACATAAGCCTTAGCTTTTGCTACTCTCACTACCTCTAGTTGTCGCTGTCTTGTACGCATTACACTAGTCCTTTCATTATGTGTGATACTACGTCCACAGTCCATCCGTTGCCAAGCATTTTGTACCGCTGCGTATCTGATATACCCTTGTCAGTGTAACCCTCTGGTACTGTCTGTAAACGTTCACATTCTAGAGGTGTTAGCTTACGGTAGGTTGTGGTATTGTCAGATATTTTAGGTTGTAGGTGTCCACCGTCAGATGATACTAGCGATGGGCCTTTACCATCAGGGTGGTACACTCTGTTTACGTAGCTGTACTTATCGCTGATACCTGCATCACCTACTAAGATAAGACCATCAGGTGATGGTGCTGGCACGTAGCCAAACGAATAACCATGTGTACCCGCACAGAGTGTAGCAAACTTACCATCAGTAGGATAGATAGTATTGCATTGGCTCTTGTACTTAGGGTTAAGCTGGTTGCCACCCATGTAGCTCTCACGTAGCTTCTTACCTGCGTAATACTTTT